CACTGTCTTTATTAGTATCGTCTGTAGCAGTTAATCTCCAATGAACTGTGTGTACGACATTTGATTTACCGCTTTTTGTTGGATATGTATCACAAGTTTTACAATCCCATGCGTAAGATATTGCCATGTTATTCTCCTTTTAAAATATTAATTTCAGATTGTAAAGCATCAATCTGTGTTTGTTGTTCTTGTATAGCTTTTACAAGCATAGGTATCATTTTAGTAGTAGAAAGCGTTTTAAAGTCATCAACTTCTACACCATCAATTTTACCCTTTCCAACCTGCATATATTGTGGTGCAACCTCTTGAACCTCATCGGCTATAAAACCATACCTAACTTCATCTTTTGTTTCTTCGCTATAAAATTCTGATTTTTCATTATACTTAAATGTTTTTGGTTGTAATTGTTTTACAACATCTAATCCATCAATTAAATCATTTATATCTGTTTTAACTCTTGAATCAGATAAACTGTGAACAGTTCCATCGTTAGTATAAAAATCTGCATTGGTATCAAATTTTCCTGCTAAAGTTGTGTTATCTACATAAAACTGAATACTTGTTACGCCACTACTTCCACCTTTTAGATAAGGCCCATTAGTATTGTCATAACCTATTTCTACCTTTTTATTATCATTAGCTCCACCACTAACTCTAAGAGCAGCAGAAGCACTAGCTTTAAGATGTACTAATTCTTGGGGTGATGATGTGCCCACGCCAATTTTTCCATCGCTTGTAATTCTCATTTTTTCTGAACCAGCATTTTGAAAAGCGTGATATGGAGCCGCACCGCCTTCTGTGTCTTGAGCATCAAAGATTACACCCGCATCTTGTTGACCACCACTAGCGGCAGTTTGTATTGATAAGCCACGACCTGAGTTACCGTTACCAGTTATGATTACTTGTTCTGAGTTTGCCGCACCATTTATATGAAGCATTGTGTCTGGGCTTGTTGTGTTTATCCCGACCCTTGAGTTGAAATAAGCCCTTCCACTTTCACTCATATCAAGTGTTAGTGCTGTTACAGTTGAGCCACCATCATTTCCTCTAATTCTAATATCTGCGTCTGATACTGCTGAAAAAATATCAAAAAATCCACTATTGTTAAGTGCAAACTGTCCTATTTTTGTTCCAGCATCATGTAGTTCAATATCTCCACCATCTGCATCTAATCTTATATTACCTACCACATCAAGTATTAAATCGTTGCCATTAGAAGCAATAGTTCCAAATTTAGTATTATCTTGTCTAAATTCTACTAAATCTCCATCATCACTTGTACGATTTAAAAGTTGTACAGTATGACCACTTGATGTTCCAGTAAATGAATAATTGCTTGAACCAGTTCTTATTTCTGCACCGACTGAACTAACTCCAGAACTTGTTTTACCAACTAATACTATTCCTCCAGTTGTAACACGGGCTCTTTCTGAACCAGCAGTAATTATTCCTAAATCATCGCTAGTTAAAGTTCCAACACTTGATACGCCACCAGTATTACCTAAATAAAGTTGATCAGCACTTGAAGTTCCTGTATTAACTCTTAAACCATTATTTCCTGTAGTTAATAAATCTATAGCATAAGAGCCACCAGCAGTTCCAATTCCGATTGTGCCATTTGAATTTATACGCATTCTTTCCGTTGGAGCTGAGCCCGGACCTGTGCCTGTTGGTTTTGTATTAAAAGCCAAGTTTGTAGCTTCTGTGCTACCACTGAAATCTTCGGCAGCAATACCTACTATAGATGCTCCAGCAGCAGCATTACTATTAGCACTATCTGCACCTTTCCAACCTATTGAACCTAAAGTTTCTCCATCGCTAGGATAGCTACCATCTTCTTTGTTAAATTGAACACCACCATTACCATCACCAGTTAATATGGCTAACCCTTTATTAGTTGCTGTGTGTGCTGCTGAATATCCTATACCTATATTATCTAAACCACCATCAACAAACAAAGCATGAGTTTGTCCATTTGATTCAACTCTAAAGTCTACATCGGCACTAGCTTCGTTAAATACAGCACCTCCATCTTGGGTTAAAGCTCCATCTATATCCACGACATCTAGGTTAGTAGTTCCATCTACATCTATATCACCTGAAATATCTAGTGAAGTGGCTGTTAAAACTCCAGTAACCCCTAATGTGCCACCAACAGTCATATCATCTGTAACTGTTAAATCATCTTCAACTTTTAAATCTACTACATTAAGACTAGCAAAAGCATCTACTATTGCTGCACCTGAACCTGCACCATCAGAATAAACTGCTTTTACATCACCTGCGGGTATGGTTACATTAGCACCACTACCTTGCGATATAATTATGTTTTGTGAGCCTGATGTTCCATTTTCTATAAACCAAAGTTTTGATACTGTATTTGGTCCTATAGTAATAGTACAAGCTGAATCTAAAGTACCTGTGTATTTTAAGTATAACGATCTACCAGGATCAGTAGAGCCGTCTGCTATTGTAGTTGTATGAGTATCTGCGTTTGTGGTTATTGCCTCTGTACCAAAGCTAAAAGCCTCAGCAATAAGTTCTAAGTTTGTATTGGTTGTGGTTCCCCATGATCCCGACTGATCTCCAGTCGCCATCTCCTCAAGTCTTAAATCATTTACGTATGTTGATGCCATATTTTATGCTACCTCTTCCCAATTTGGGGTCTGTGTTTCATTAATTTCAGCAAAGGATGAACTTTGATCTGCATTTATATTAGCATAATTTTTCGTTTGTGTATCATCTATTAGTCCCCACACTAACACATCAGTTACAAATCCTGTGGCTGAAACCCCTGTTGGCACTACGTTTGCTTTAGATATTGTGGTAACTGATCCTACACTTCCTGTTACACTAACGCCTGTAATATCAAATTTTTCGTTATGATTAACGGTCACTGATCCCACTGCTGAAGTTGCAGATACGCCAGATATTATTACATTTGCCTCTCCATCTACATCAACTCCAACGGTGCCAACTGATCCTACTGCTCCAGGTGCATTAGCAACTGCATCGCCATTAACACCTACGCCTCCTATAGCAGATGTGCCAACTTGTGAACTAGGTGTTACATTTGCTTTTGCAACTGTAGATACGGTGCCTAATCCACTTGTGCCAACTTGTGTTGACGGCGTAACATTAGCCTTTGCTACAACCGTAGCTGTGCCAAGAGCACTTGTAGATGATTGTCCTGTAAGAGTTAAATTAGCCTCACAATCAAGAGTAGGAGTTCCTACTGCTGTGGTGCCAACTTGAGAAGAGGGGGTTACGTTAGCTTTTGCTACAACAGAAACAGTGCCTAACGCACTTGTAGCTGCTAATCCTGTAAGAGTAACTGGTAAAGCTTCATTCCAAGCACCCTCACCCCAAGTGCCTCTACCCCAACCAGTTATGTTAGCCATAAGGCTAGGCTATTCTTATAATAGCTGTACTTGCTGCTGCGGCTGGGAAAACAATAGTAAAATCACCTGCTGTTGAAGTTTTATCTCCACCAAAGTCGATTGTAGCTACAGATGCGTTGCTATCAGTTGAGTTGTAAATCATACAACCTCTAGCTGTAATTGTAGCTGTGCCAAAAGTTAGATCAGCAAAATCAGTGAATCCTGTTGTGCCACTTGAAGTAGGATCTACTCTAGTTAAATTACTACCACCAGATGTATAGTTAGTACCACTTGCTTGTCCTGTTGTAGTAAAAGCTGTAGTAGCTGCACCTAAAGTAGCAGAGCTTGTATATAAAGCTAATTTAAAAGTATCTCCGCCTGAGTTTTTAAAGTTATGCACAGCTTCAAGAAGTTCTTTTTTAAAGCTAGTGGTTAATGTTGATGTAATAGCCATATTAAATCCTTTTTATAATATCTGCTAACTCTGTGTCTCCTTGTTTAATAAAGTCTTGTATCAGAGTAGCTTTATAGGATTTTAACGCATTTTTTATATAAATCAAACAAACCTTGTAAATCAAATCTTTATATGCTTTTGCTTGTTCTTGAATGTAAGGATCTTCACTGTCACTACTGCTGACTATTTTTTCTGCTAATCTCTCTGCCCAAAACTCTGGCGAGTGACCACCATAGTTAGAAGTTTTAGCTTCTATTAAGCCTAGTCCAGGCATTCCTGCTGGTGTTATTTCATCTACCATTTTTTTGGCTCTGGTGGTTTTAAATGACTATCATACCTATCAGCTATTTGAGGTAATATTTGTTTTTTTTCTACTTTAAGTTCACTAAGTTTTTTTAATTCAATTCCTTTTTGATCTACAACAGGAATATAAGGATCGCTTAAACGATGATAGCCGTACAATCTTTGTTGTCCTGGTATGTTTGTATCTAGCAAAGAGCTACTAGATGCTACCTCTACTTGTATTCCTTTATCCATACACTTAGCCAACCAAAATTCAACACAAGCTCTGCCTGACTCTGCAAAGTGTAAATTATTTTTGTAAGAAAAATCCATACCAAATAATTTTATATTAGCCACATTATTCCAATACGCAAAAGCTATAGAGTAAGCTACTGTGTTGTTTAAATAATGACAGTTAGTTTCTTTAACTATTTCTTTAACAGGATATTCAACTAAATTTTTACATCTTTCATCGAGTTGACATGTGTATATTGGTTTGTTGTGATTGGTTAATAACTCTTTCATGCAATCTGTTTGGCCACCTGCATCTTGCGTATCTAAAAATCTACTAGGTGGGTCCATCATAAAAACACGGTCATGAAATATTACTGATGCTACGGCATTTATAGCCCAAACTTCATCAAAGTGAACGCTGTGTGATTTTGCTAAATTATAATCAAACCAACTTTTGCCAAGACCGACAATAGCTATAGTTTTACCATTAAGTTTTTTTATGGGTTTCATCTCTCTCCTTTTGAAACTTAAGTTACATTAGTTCTTAATGAATCGTAGCGGTATTCATCTCTCCTTCCACGTGCCTCTGCAAGATTTTTCAATCTATTTATTTCACTTGCAAAGCGTTGCTCGTATTGCTGTAATAAATCATTTTCACCTTTCATAAATATGTAAGCCTCAACTAGACTTCCATATAATAAAGCGTTTCTAGCATTGCTAGATACCCAAGTGCCTGTGGTGTCTGTAACTAAAGAATTTGGTTTGTATAGATAATGTAACTCAACATTGTAGTTTGAGTCTGGTACTGGAGCTACGATAATTGTAGAGCCATTGTTTGATGCTGTAGATAGTTCTTTATCAAAGTCTCCATAATATTTTGGCAATCCTCTTAAAGTTGAATCAGTTGGATCAACAGAGTATTCACGCATAAACGATGGATGTTTTTTATCTAAGTAATGATAATCTCCATTGCCATCTATAACTGCTAAAGAAAAACTTGTTTGATAATCTGTAGGAGTCGTAAGATAAGTATTACCTGACGTTAATGTGCCTGTTACATTTTTACGAAAAAAATCAAACTGTACTAATTCAAATATTCTTTCTTCAGCATTTTTAATAAAGTCATCTAATGTGGCTACAAATGTAGTTTCTGTATTCTGAGTATAATTTTGTATTAATGTTTTTAATTCTGATAATGTCATGTTGTTATTGTAACCTCGCCAAGTGAAGCTGTCATTTCATAACCTAATATCTTAGATCCTATCGGATCAGCAGTCATGGATGAATTAGTATCACTATCATTAGTATAAACTACTCCTTCTCCTATTTCTAAATCATTGTTAGGTCTAGGTTTATATAAAGATTCAGGATCAGATATGTGTGGTAATGGCTCAAGCTGTGGATGTTTTGGATCAAAACAATCTCTACAAGTTTTTGCTCCGTTCCATTCTTCTCTTAGTTGAGATAATTTGTATTCAAAGCCACACCTATCGCAAAGAGCTATTGCGTATTTACCAGTAGCGTATGCCATATTAGTATCCGTTTCTTAAATAAGGAGATATTCTAAAAGATGCAGTATCTTCGTCTTGAGACATGGCTCTTTCAAACTCGTCTTCGTACATTTGTTTTAACATGCCTACTCTTTCTGGTGCTTTTTTAATAGCTATGTAATAAGCAAGACCTGCTGCGAAGCAAGGGTAAAATCTAAATGGCATGTCCATAGTGTTGGTAGCTGTATCAGCATCGTCCATTCTTACTAGCTTATTAAATACTAATACATCAGTGCTGTTTTCTGGTGTTGGCCATATATTTAAAACAGGACTAATCTGTTTGTCTAAAAAGAATTGATTAGGTCTAGCTTGAGTAGATTTAGTTGGAATATTTAAAAATTCACTTCTGCTAATTTTTGTCATTTGCAAATCAAGATTGGTGCCGTCAGTATCTCTTCTTAAAGAGCAATCTAATATGTCAATAACATTAGAATCTAAAGTATATTGATTAGTGCCTTTGGTTACAGTTTGAGTTGCTTGTTCTATAGTCCACTGATTAAGTCCTCTGTTTGCCCATTCAGCTAACATAAGGTTTATAGATCGTTTTGCTGTTTTAAGGTCATAACCTGTTCTAAGTTCTAGCCCACATCTTTCAAAGGCTTCTTCAACAAACTCAGTTACATCTGGTTCAAAATTAGTGCTATTTGATGTTGCCATTTAGTCTTCCTCTGGAGCATATAGATTGTTGAATGTTATGTTCGGATCCATATAACTCTCATGTTGTTCTGCTGAATGTATCCATTGTGAAGGCATAAAATCTGGTGCTCCTTCTCCAACACGCCATAAAGCAGGGTTTGTAGCCCTAACTCTGTTATTAGGTAAAGCTACAAAGTTACCAGTATATTCACCAGCATCTGTTAAATATAACACATGTGATTGCTTATGTTGAGCAGAATCATCAGCTATTGAATTTTCTGTGTAATCTACCGTGAACAAATATTTACCTGTATAGAAGTCTCCACCTATCTTACAAAGCCAAGGTGATGAACTAACTCTATCCATAGTAACAACAGAATGATGATGACTAAGACAATCCCAAGGTTGTGCTAAATGATCTTCCATAGGAGTTGGCCAATCTTGTAATGGTATATCTGCAACTAAAGCTTGAATAGGCATTCTTGCCCACATAGCACCACCGTGAACATTTGGTGCGTCTTCTTCATCGTCTATTTCACATCCAGTAAAAACTACTTGAAAACTTAGTGATCTATCTGGAATAGTATTAACAGCAATAGCAAGAGCATGTAGATACTCTCCATGATAATTGCTGTGGTTGGCTGTAAACTCTTTTCTTACCCAGCATTTAAACTGAGGTATATTTGAAATCAAATATGACAAAACGCTCTCTCCTTTGTTGTTGTGAAAAAGTTACTAAACCTTTCCACCCTTAGCCATATACTTAGTGCCTTTCATAGCACCGCCTTTCGCCATATACTTTGTACCTTTCATGGCTCCACCTTTTGCCATGTATTTAGTACCTTTCATAGCACCACCTTTAGCCATATACTTAGTCTTCTTGGCTGCACCACCTTTGGCCATGTATTTAGTTCCTTTCATAGAACCGCCCTTAGCCATATATTTGGTGCCTTTGACCATTCCGCCTTTAGCATAGCCTTTAGTTCTTTTATACATCATTCACTCCTATGAATATTTGGTTTTCTTTCTTCTATTGCTCATTACTTTACCACAACCTCTTGCAATTTTTCTAACTTCTCCACCGTTCTTCATGGATACTTTAGCTTTTTTAGTATTAGCAACAACAGTCTTACCTTTTCTTCCTGCTGCTTTTTTCTTTCTTGCAGTTTTGGCTCTTTCTGACTTTGATAAACTTTTTGCTTTAGCTAGTGGTAAACAACGATCTGGGTTTTTTTTATCTTTGCTTGTGCCACAAGGTCCCTTGATAGAACCGTCAGTTCCGATTCTTACCCACTGTTGTTTTCTCCACTCAGCTAACTGTCCCATTATCTCAGTCTTTCTTTCATAACGATACCTTGTCCTCTTATATTAACAAGTCCACCGTTTTTCATTTTTTTCTTTTTACCTTTGCTACCTTTAGCATAGTTAGGATCTTTACAATATTTAGACGCAGCCATATTTGCATACGCTGAAGGGTATGTATCAAAAGTTCTTTTTGCCCAAGCTTTACCAGCTGGACAAATCTTGCCACCGCTTTTAACAGAGCCACCCTTTTTCATTTTAATTGACTGTAATGTTTTAGCTTGTTTTGCGTGTGTTTTACTTGCTTTCTTTAAACCTTTAATTACTTTTTTTAACTTTTGTTTAGCCATTATTTTATTCTACCATGTTTCTTTCTGATCGCATCTTTGCCTCTTCTAAATATTTCAGCCTGCTTTGGTTTGCCTCCATATTTAGATCGTTGCTCTCCTACAGTTAATATTTGTATTAATCTTGCAAAAGGTTTTTTTGTTTTTTTAACCTTAGCAACTGTATCTCTTGCATCTTGAACTGTAGCATATTTAATTGAAACTGTATCTTTTGGGTTTTCATCAGTGTATAACCTACGACCTGATCCTTTAGGTTTTTTACCTGTACCTACTTTTGGATCTGACCTAGCCATTTAACACTTCCATCTCCTTCTTGCTTGTCTAATTCTTGAATTAGGATTGTTTCTTGTTTTGGCTGAACTGCGTTTGAGTTGTCCTAGTGATCTAGCACAATAAGACTTTCTTCTTTTAGCAGCCTTACTACCTTTTTTAACTCTACCTGTTACTGCTGTTTTAAGTTTACTACCTGGATTAGCTTTTCTATACGCACGCACACCTTTTTTAGTCATGCCTGCACCAGACTTGGTAGGGCGGAAGTTACCGCCCTTACCAACTGTCCTACGTATATTTTTAGTTTTTCTTCTTTTTACAACCATTCATTAATAGCTTTTGTTTAAAACTAAAATAACAGAGTAAGCGTCACCACTTGAGTGACCTACTGTTGTAAAGTCAATATCTCCAGTTATACCAGATCCTGCATTATTAGGTATGCCAGAAAATAAATCATAGTATTCATCTCCTGTGCTATCTGCTGGTAATGGTATAGCTAAAACATTAGTGCTCGCATCAAACTCTATATCTACACCCATACCTCTGGTTGCCCAGTATATACGTGATATAGAAACTCTACTGCAAGATTCTCCTAAATTGTTTTTAGCTAAAGCTGAAACATCAACTTTTTTAACAGAAGATTCACCTGTTCCGTCAGATTCATTAGTAAACTTTAATATCGCTACTCTGTCACTATCATGAATAGTTTGAGAAGTTACTGTATCTGCCATGAGCTACTCCTTATGCGTCAGCAAATGGTGTTACTAAAGTTCCTGAACCTAGTGTAATACCTTCTACTGCATATTTAGCTGAGGCCATAGCAGTTACTTTGATAATACTACCAGCTAATCCGCCTTTGGTAGAGCCATTCAAAGTAATAACATCATTTGAAGCACCAGATATAAATGTTTTACCTGTACTGTCATCTACACCTGTATATAAACCACCAACGAATTTATCAGTGCCATCAGTTTTAATATCCATATCTGTAGCTGCTGTTTCAACTACAAAGAAGAAAGAAGCACCTAAGTTGTTTAATTGGTTAGGATCTTCATTTGTTGATGGAGTAGTAGTTACAATGCTAGGCAAAGTAAACTTACCGTCTGCATCATTACAAGTTAATATTTTTCCAGCGTGAGCAGCAACTGTAAGAGTAGTATCTGCTGTTAGGCTAACTACTGATGCGTTACCTGCTGAGATGAATCCAGCTAGTGATTTAACTGGTCCACTAAAAGTCGATTGTGCCATAATTTTTCTCCCGAAAAATAAGTTCTATTATCTTGGCTTGTCTGCTAGGTCAGTTAATAGAACAAGTTAATAAACCCTAGACTTTTGATTGTATATTAGTTTTATCCAAAAAAAAAGGGAGCCGAAGCTCCCTTAGATAATCAACAGAGATTATGCACCTTGAGATGCAAACACTGCTCTTGGATTTGAAAATCCAAATGAGTATCTTTCTCTAGCTTTGAATCTGACATTGCCAGTATCAAAGTCACCTTCCATAGAAGTTGAAAGAGGTGATCTCTCGAAGTGTTTGAATCCGTCAGGACAATCTGTTAATAAGAACCAAGCATCGGTATCTGTTAAGAAGTTATTTACAGAATAACCCTCTGGTACCATGCCCATGTTCTTAATAGCATTGATGTCATTATCTGATGTGCTCACTCTACCAGGTGTTTGTAGCAATCTATCAACCACGAATTGTAATTGTGGTGGAACGATTAACTTAGTTCCTTGTAAAGCAATAACCATATTTCTGTCATCAACAAAAGTTGAAACTGAAATAAGTGCATCTTCTAATGAAGTCTCATTCAAGTCAGTGTAAGTGCTTGGTCTGTTTGAGAATGTTCCGCCACCTGTTAAAGGGTGAGAATCACTCACTAAAGCAACACCATCTCCTCCAGTGAAGCTTGATGAGAATGCGTTATTAAGCACAGACGCAGCTTTTACTTGCTTTGTGTGTGCCATTGATCTTGCTAAAGCCTTTGTGTATCGGGCTCCTAATCTATCATACAGATTATCTTCGATAGCTTCTTCAGTTAATGCAAATGCTAACGCAATGGTCTCATGTGAGTACCTTGCAGTAAAACCTTCAGATGCTTGGTCAAATGCCACGCTTTGTCCTTCTGATTTTACTTTTGCGTTACCGAAACCTACTATTAAGGTTTCTTCTTCAAATGCTCTATCTGATGCTTCTGTCTCAAATATTTCTGCATGTTGTTGTTCATACCTGTTGTATTCCATGCCAAATAAGGCATTCAACCCAGGCTCTAATTCTTTCGCTAATTGAGCTCTTGAAATAGCCATAATTTATACTCCTTATTAAGCTAGACCTGCACCTTTTATGCCGCAGATATGATTTTGAATAACAACTAAAACGTTTGTATTTGCCGTAGCAACGTCTGAATTTTCAGGATCTCCTGAAATATCAATCGCTTTTAGCGGTAAATTTGTTGAAGTTGCACCTGTTGTGACATCTAACTCAGCTCCTGAAATACCTGTTACGGTACTACCTGAACTTGTGTAAACAATGTCAAAGTTTCCAAACAGATCAGCCACTGGGAAAGTGTCGTCTGCTTGTACCTCGAAGACCACGTTAGGATCATCGATTACAAAAGCAATTATATCTGAAGCATTAGTGCTTGCAGGATAGTAATTACTAAATACTTGTTCGCTTGTAGTCGGATCGGTGTAAGAACATCCATTGAATACTCCAACAACAGGAACTGTGCCACCGTCAGCGTGTACTTCAATACCGCCTCCAGTTACTTGCATTACCATATCTCCTTGGAAGATACTTGTTCCGTAGTTTGCAGCTATTCTATAACGACTTTGTCCACCAGTATAAGGTGAACCACCCATCATTCTTACAGGCTTCATTCCAAAAGCAGCATCTTGATTTGCCATTTTTGTTTCTCCTATAAAATAATTATAATTTCAGAGTTCACAAAGTTATCCTTTGCTACCTCCACCAAAAGTCACCCTTGATTTAATCTCTTTTGAGATTGGCATTGAGGGATTCTCTTCACGCATTAGGTCATTCTCAACAGCAGTCATTTGATTATTGGTTTGTTGTTCAAAAAAGTCATTTCTTTGATCTGCGATTTCTTTATCTATTTTGCACAGTATCAACCCACCAACTCCAATTACTCCTGCGTGACGACCGTCATCGACAGTAGGTAAATCATGGTATCCAGGTAACTCATCTGGTTTAACAACCTCGAATCCTTCACGAAATCTTTTTGAGACATTCGTTTTGTCATCTTGGCCTAATACAGATTCTCTAACCCAACGATAAGAAATACCTTGTGATTTAGCTAATTCTACAGCTTCCTCTGGTAATTCTAACGCTGAAGGCATCTTCCAGGCTTTTGGCCTAGTGTTTGTCTCTCTAGTGTCAGAGTTTCTAGTAGCTCTGTTATCTTCAGTTTTATTATCTATTTCGCTCATGATTTTTGTAACCTCGCTTTTTGTATTGCGTAATCTTTAAATGACACTCCAAGTTTTTTAGCTAGTGCTTGTTCGCTCGGTGTCAACTCGATACGATTTTGTTTGCGTCCAGTCGATGTGTTGCGTGTGGCTGAAGCGACTGTTTGGACGGGTTTTTTGTTCGCTTCCACGTTAAATTTGTGAGGCAAGTTATCTCGCACTCGTTTATCTATCTCACTATAGTATGCATCACTCTCAGTGTCAAAGCCTTCGTTCTCTAATTGTTTGTGAACTGCAAAGGCTACACTGGTTGCAACATCGTCTGTTCCAAACCAAGTATTTCTTTGAGCCCACTCTCTAGCTTTGTCAGAGGGCTGATCATATTCTTCTTGAATAGGCTGTGGCTGTTGATATTGTTGCTGTTTAGCCTGTTCTAAGTAAGCTTGTTCTTGAGCCTCGTATTGTTTTTGCTGTTGTTGATACTGCTCATGTCTAGCCTTATCTGCTGTTGCCATGCTTAAAGCTTCGGTTGCAGTTGCTATAGCTTCTGCATCTCCAGCTTCAGTAGCTTGTTTTAAAGCTTGTTTTGATAATGCTAATTGAGACTCAACTCTAGTTGAAAACTCATCACCATAATTAGATTGAAAAGCTTTCTGAGAATGTCTTAATTGTTCGTTTTGTTCTCTAAGTTCATTAGCGTATTGGACAGCCATAAGCTCTCTTCTTTGAAACTCTTTAGCTTGTGCTACAGCTTTGTTTATTCTGTTTTGTGCTAATGCTGCTCTTTTTTCTACATCTGATTGATCTTTTACTCTTTCTTCTACTTTAGGTGATGCCTCAAAGTCTTCTTGTATTTCATCTTCAGATACAGGTGCTACATCTTGATTAACCTCTACCTCTACAGGAGTATCCTGTACTTCTTCTTCAACTCTTCTATTTTCAGGAAGTGCTGCTTTTTCTATTTTTTCTTCCGTTATCTCAACGTCTATGTTTTGTGCTTCTTCGCTCATTCTTTACTCCTATAAAGATTTTATGTCATCTGGATCAAGGATTGTTGCAATCACTTCATCATCGTTAATAATACGAACTTCGTTATCATCTTCTAATCTGAAACGAGTTCCTGCGTATCTGCCAATCAAAATCCAATCTCCTTGTTTACACCAAGCAGATTTTGTATCTGGCTGACCAAATTTATTATCTTTATAAGCTAAAGGGCCTACCTTTAAAACATAGCAGATCACTGTAGCTAAAGCTTCTCTGTCTACGGTTTCTTTAACTAGCTGAATACCACCGTCAGTTTGACCTTTACCTCTATATGGCAATACGAGTATCCGCCATCCAACAGGATCAGGCATTCTGTCAAGTAGTGATTTGTCTAGTAGTTTAGGATCTAATACCCTTTCTTCTGATTTTACGAAAGCTTTATCTAGTTCTGAGGACTTTTCTGCTTTCTCTTTTGCAATTTGTTCTTTATGTTTTTCAAATTGTGTTTTTTCTGCGACTTTCTCAACCATCGATGTCATCCATTTGCAGCGTTTCTTTTAAATCTTGTTGTAGGGAGCGAATCGCCGATAACTCTCCCATAACATATTTGTAATCTTCCATTGATTTTATATTGCCACCAGCAATAATGTCAACAGCGTTTCTCTCTCTTTCTCGCAGAGTTTTAAAAAAATACTCTGCTAGTTTAATACCATCCAATTAGCTCTCTCCTAATTTTAACTATACAAGTGTCCTAAACGATCCTATTCCTCTGTCTAAAGACATCATTGGCATTTGTGTTTCTATTTGTGGTAATTGTAAATTTGTTGGTGCCATAGGCATAGGTGTTGCTATAGGTCCGGGCATTGGCATTCTAGGTCTCATAGGCATGGGTTTAGGCATTGGCATAGGGGTAGGCATGGGCATAGGCTCAGGTAACATCGGCATTTTTGCTGGCATTGGCATTATTGCAGGATCATTAGCCCTAATTATATTTTCCATAGGCATAGGTGGAACATCCTCTCCTAAAGGTTTAGGTGGTGCCATTGGCGGCATAACTAAATCTTCTCCTCTAAATAAATCTTCTGAACGTCTTATACCTGGTCCAAAACCAAAGTCCTCTGGTGGAACTTCTCTCATGGGTGGAACTATTGGTTGTGGTGGTACTTGAGGTATTGGTTGTGGACCTTGCGGTAATTGAGGCATTGGTTGACCTACAGGCTCCATCACTCCTGTTGCAAGATTAGGTAACATATCTGGTTTTGTAGGCATTAAGCCTGGTGATGGACTATAAATAGGACTTAATGGGTCTGCTTGACCACCACCTGGTCCACCTATAGACATGAAATCATCTCGTTTTGGCATTTGATTTTTATAAAAATCTAAAAAATTAAAATTACCTAATCCTGGTTTTGGCTCCATAATTGGATTTCCTTCATCATCATAAATAAATTCTGGACCAGCAGTGCCAAGTGGAAATCTACCGTATCCTACTCCACCTAAAGTGCCAACTTTAAAATCATCAGGCTCTTTCGTAGGCTGAGGAAAAGGACCTATCGCAGGCTGAGGAAAATCCATTGGCGGTTCTTCTCTCATAGGAGGCATGTCGTCTATAAATATTTGATCTGGTGGTTTTGGAGGATCAATCATTTTAGGTGGTCCTGGAACACGATTTAATGGTGGTTGAGCAGCAAACATATCTGCTATCGGATCACGCATAACATCGGTAGGAAGAAAGGCTTGTTCAGGTTGCACAGGAGGTACATACCCCTCAGGAGTGAAGAAAGCTGGTCCACCTTGAATTAGCGTAGGTCTTGCCATTAAGAAATTCCTTTAAACTTTTTACCTCTAAGTGCGGCACCGCCACCTCTTGACTCACCACCGCCATAACCTTGTGGTTGTGGAGCAGAGCCGTTAGGTATTTTTTCAGGAGTAGAGTATTTAACTTCTCCTTGATCTTTAATGGTTACACTTGATTTTACTTTTGTCATAATTGTACCTATATTATTTTTTATTTTTAGATCCCTTAGGTCTGCCTCTTTTTTTAGGAGCTGACTTAGTTACCTTTTTAGTTTTCGCTTTAGCCTTGGTCGAAGTTTTTTTAACCGTTTCTTTTTTAGTCTCTTTGACTTCGGCTTTGTTATTTGCATCTTCATTGATGATCGGCTGATTACCATTTAATATTTCCTCTTCTTTTTTGAGCATAGCTTTGTGTATAGCTTGCATTTTTTGTCTGACTGAACTCATAAATTAACCTCGCATTATGTCCATAGCCTTAAACTGTGCAGCTTGATCTATACGTTCTCTAGCTATGTCATCTTTCATTGTAGCTATTTCTCTTTGAATTGCCAATCTTTGTTCTGCAAGTTTATTATTTTCCATAGCTTTCATAGCATCAAACTCTTGTCTTTGTGCAAACTCTTCACGTTTACGTTGCACATCATCAGCTTTAATATCAAGTTCTTTATCTCTTAACTGCACCAACGGATCAACAGGTGGTGGCGGTGGAATAAACATAGCATTGATCTGTTCAGTAAGTTGCGATACCACAGCAGCAACATCTTTAGCCACTTTCTCTTGTATCTGTTGTTGATACCCTTGTGCAACCTCAATCGGTAACATTTGTATTTGCTGTAGCATTTGTTGAAACTCTTGGTTTTGTGCGTTTTGTTGATCTACTATCTCAGCAGCCCTAAAAGATACATGCTGATAGATATGTGCTTGAATCAAAGATAGCACAACAGGATTAGCTTGTGCTGTCATAGTTCCGTATAAAGACATGTGCGAATTAATATGTGCATCATGGTCTTGACCTGGGAAAGCTTGAGCAGGCATACCTGCAATCAAAGCTGCGTTTTCATTAGCTGGGTCTAAAGGTTGTGGTTGTGGTGGTGGTGGCAATAACTGTTCTATGTTCTGCACACCCATAGCACCGTACATTCTTCGATAAGCCTCATGCAAACCTGTTGGACCGTGTATCTCAGGATTGCTTTGCACGGTTCTAAGTATTTCTTGAGCCATCATAACCCTTTGACTCATGGAGAATGTATTAGGATCTGAAACTGGCAAGACATCCACTCTGTCATCAAAGTCTTGCGATTTAATAAATTGGTTGCCGTTAGCTGTTAAATACGGATAATTCGGTGGTAAATACTGACTAAATACTTTGGATAGTATTTCAAACTCAATTCTTTGAGATGCGTGCAATCTTTTGTGAATCGCACTCATCACTCTAGTACCACGCTCTAATAACGCAATCGTTGTACCTACAGGTGCATTTTGATTACCGTCTCCTACTTGTGTATCGGCTATCGAAGCGAAACGCCTTCCACTGTCGACCAAGATACCCAGGAGAGAGAGCAGGGTTTGGCTTGGCTCCTTAAAAGGTAACGGTACGAAAGCGTCTCGCAAACTTCCGCCAGGAGCATCCATGTCTCTAAACTCACCAGGTTGTAATGGCTGATCATCGTTTCGGATACGAATGCCTCTAGCTTTAAATCCAGCAGGTAAGTTAGATAATGTACCTGAATCAATAAGTTGTCTCAAAATAGATGTTGATGCTTTAGACAAGCCACCTATCATGTGAGTCAAACCGAAGCCATAGAATCCTAGACCTGGTAAAAACTTATAGTGCACAAAGTAATTGATACGCTGTTTTAACGGATCGGTTTCTTTGTAATTTCTACGAATAGATAGAACCTTATCGTTAGCAATGGTAACAATGTATGGCAGTTTAATTTCAGTAGGCTCGCCCTCTGAGTCTAAATCCTCGAAGCCAAGTATGTCTAGTTCGGTATGTATTTCATACACCTTGCAAGTATCGGTGTCGTTGTAATTAGGGCTAACGCCTTGAAGTTCGTCTATCTCTTCTTGAATCTCATCGTAGTCATCTGCCATGATGTTACCCATAGATATGTTTACATCACGATAAAAACCTACTTGTTGCAGTTTCTTTATATCATTCAACGACATATCAATGACATGCGTAATTCTTGTAGCACTGTGCAAGTCAGTTGCAGAGTAAGGCACAATCAAGTCTTCACTAGGTATAAATTTAGATACGGCTCTGTCTAAGTTTTGATCGTAGTAAACTTTTCTAAACGCAGAACCTGATAACGGCAAATAGAACAACATTTGGTCTGTTTCAGAGTCATACTCTTTCATAACCTGCATAAGCTGATAGTTCATAAACTCCTGAACTCTCGATGCTTGTTGCTCAGATTCAGCCGTTGTCATACCTAGAACTTGAGTTTTGACAGGCCCTTGAGATGGGAGTAACTCATTGTAAGCCTGTGCTTGGAACTGAGTAACGGATTCGGCTAAAAGCGGGTGCATAACTCCAGAGGCACCCTCGAATGGTTGCGTTCTTTCCTCGTACTTCATACCTAATTGTTCAAGACCCTCTCTGTAAGTCTTTTCCCAATCGGATCTTGAGTCTTTGTCAGAATCAACATTAGCCATTAAGTCGTTCTTAATGATGCTAAGTTCAGAGGAGTCTAGTTCTTCAGCTAAGTTAGAATAGAAGTCGGTATTATCTACAGGTGGTGTGGGAGCACCAAACATAATGGTACCGTCTTCCATTTGCTCAAACTCTTCAAGATCAAGATTTTCTTCTTCAACCTCAACCTCAATTTCCATTTCCTTTGAACGATCACGAACTCCTAGTTCTACCTGATCTTCAGGAGTAATGGCTTTGTCTACATCTGACATATTAATCCTTAATTAATTCGCTTAACTCTTTTTTCATTTCAGCTATTTCTTTAGAATCCTTGTTATAAGTTTTATTACTTATGTAAGGAGCATCTTTTTCTAGCCTATTTTGTTTATGATAAATTTTATTTTTTAATTTATTAATTAACTGAATTTTTTTCTTCATGATCTTAAAGCTTTGCCAAATCCTCTTTTGGCTGCACCAACACCTCTTGGAGTTGACTTTTTAGAAGAAACCACACCGCCTGATTTCATTTTTCTAGCAGCTCTTCTAGCTTGTCTACGCTCTTTAAAAGTTTCAAAGCCTATTCTTTTTTTCCTACGTGCTCTTATTCTTTCTCTCATGGTTTTTGGTTTTTTATTTTTATTAACTGCATCTGCTATTTTTTTTGCAGCAGCATCAACGTCTATTTTCTTTTTACCGCCAGCTCTGTTGTACTCAGCTAAAGTTGAGTAACCTTTTTTCTTAAGATCATCTTTAGTTACAGCTACATAAGACTTACCGTTAAAAGTAAATTTAGTGCCTTCGCCTTTTGCTCTAGCTGCTCTAAAAGCATCATTAAAAGTTTTGCCTTGTTTGTTTTTGCTTCCGATTACAGCAGCTGTTCCAGTTCCTAAAACTCCTGTTGCAATAGCTGCGTTTCTTACAACATCTTGTCTAGCTTTTTGTTCTGCTGCTTTTACTGATACGGCTTTGTTATTTTTAAATCTTTGATCTGGTTTTCCATCCTTTCTTTTTTTTACTTTTTCAACAATTTTTTTACCTAACTCTATTCCTTTTTTTCCTTTTGCCATGATTTAATTACTCCCATAATTTTAATAATATATTCTTTGTTTCGGCACTGGCTCATCGTCTTCCTCATCTGAATCAAGTCTTACGAAGTTGCCCTGACGAAATCTTAGTATAGCCTGTGTTGTCGAATCTACAAAATCATCGTTCTCTCCATACGGAAAAGCCGCACATTCTTCTATCACCTCTTCTGCGAAGATCGTGTCTGGAGCCCAGACCATACCAGCTTCAAACACTGGCGATACCGAATGCACTCGAGTGACTTTGTCTCTTCCTTTCGTTGGACGATAGTTCACAACTGGGATTCCCATCATTCTCAACTCATGCGTCAAAGGAGTACCACTTGCTTGAGATTCTATCAGCACTGAGTCTGGTTGCCAATACATAAATTCATCGTAAGCTGTCGCTTTCAATTCAGGAAAGTCCCACCGACCTCGTTTGGCATCGAGCAAAATGATGGATTCTGGTGCACCGTCACTCGGTCGAAAGACTCCCCACGTAGTAATCGCAGAATAGTCAGCAGTTTCTTTAGAACTAAACGCAGTATCGTAGGATTGCAGTATGTAAGTTGTGTTAGGTGGGTCGTCATGCTCCCATTGTTGCCACCAATCTCGTTTTAACAGGGCACCCTCTTCAGAAGTTGGGTTCTGCATGTACTGAGCATTCCATTTTGCTACAGGAATCGAGGCTTTTACGGACTCAAGCTCTTCTATTTTCCAAAACTCAGGCCATAAAGGCTCGCCACTGTCCAAAATAGCAGGTAATTCTAGTATATCCCACTGATCTGCGTGGTCTTCAGACATTCTTTTGATAAGTTTCTCGGTTAAATCAAGCGTACTCCACCTTGTCATGACAATAACTATGATTCCGCCTGGCTGTAAACGCTGTCGTGGTCCAGAGGTGTACCATTCGTAGGCAGATTCTAGGGCAGATGGGCTCATAGCGTCCTGTTCAGAGTGTGGATCGTCAATAATCAGCAGATCTGCACCACGACCCGTGATAGCACCACCGACTCCTGCGGCAAAATACTCGCCACCGTGGTTGGTTTCCCACCTACCTGCTGATTTGCTGTCGGCAGAGAGTCTAACCTTGTCGAATATTTGCTTATATTCTTCTGTATCCATGAGATTTCTAACCTTACGCCCAAACCTTGCAGATAGTTCGGCGGTGTGAGTCGTTTGCATGATCTTCATGTCAGGGTGCAAGCCCATAATCCAGCTAGGAAAGAACACGGACGCAAACTCAGACTTGGTATGACGAGGTGGCATGTTCACGATTAAGCGTTTGGTCTTGCCTTTGGCTACGTCTTCTAGCTTTTTGGCAAACAATCTATGGTGTTCGCCCTCGATAAAGCCGTCCCATACATTTTTTACATAGGCTATAAAATCTTTTTTCGATTCTTTGCTGGTGTCTAGCTGATCAATACGATTTTTGATCATGACCATCTCTTTTAGAGCCTCGTCTGATACGTGCTCTAGCTTTGCGTTTTTGTCGGACATCTCAAAATGTTTCTCTCCATGTGAAATATGGTACCTCATTATGGTACCTAATTAAAGCAAGGGGGGGTGAAATGGTTTTTGGGGTAATTATTTATGTTGATAGTTATTTATATACTGCCGCAAAATTTTGCCCGCCTCTATATATGGGGGTGGGAGGTGGCCAATTTATGATCTGGAAAAACGCCACCCGATCCAATAGAGACCCATAAAATTAATTTAATTAATTTGTCTA